CGGGGTTCGAATCCCCGACGGGTCACCAAAGCAGAAAGCCTCGCAGCCGTGACGGTTGCGAGGCTTTTCCTTGTGCCGCAGTGCTTTTAGCCGTTTTCAGTTTTCTGAAAAATATCACTGTTCGTTATATGTCTTAACACAAAATCATATAAATTTACATACAATTACAGATGAAATTACAGATGAAATCCGCCCCCATTTCTGAGGGCGGAAATTTTTATAGGGACCGTATTTTTCGCATTACCCCGTTATACACACGGGGATTAGCAACCTGCAGCGTGTCCATCAAGTCATCCATAATGCCCCATACCTGCTCCTCGTTTCTCCCTTCAACCTCGCGGAGAAATTCGCTGTCTCCGTATCTCCCGACCTCTACAGGTATTTCAGCCGGAGCCGCAGAATAGGCTTGCTCATAGGTGCGATTTTGCATTTCCGGTTCTTGCTTCTGCATCTGGTTTTTGATGGTGTACAAGGTTGCCAATTTAGCGTATGCGGGATAGCTGCTCTCTCCGTACTCCAGACGAGCAATCTCAATGTCGATCTCTTTGGGGTCTAGCATAGGGGGCACCCCCTATCAATCCCGTTCCAGCTCAGTCATAAACCGGCGGATGGCTTCACGCTCCCTTTCGTTGGTCGCGTCCTCCATCATTTCGCGGGCCTGTTCCATCATAGCCTCTTTGGCGTCGTGGCGGCTGTATCCGCCCATGCGCCCATCCCGACTATACCGCCCCATGGAGTCCCGCTTCCGGCCACGGTAGCTGGAGCCGCGGGCATAAGTGCCGCGCATATCGGCCTCCCAGTCCCCAGCCCGGCTGTATCCACCGTCCTCTTCCAGCATCTCGATCTTGTCGATGTTCTTGATGGTGTCGGTCAGCTTGTGAGCAGCTTCAAGGTCACCAGCAGACATCTCCGGCTTGCGGGCGATCTCCTCCAACTCTTCGCAGAGCTTTTCTTTCAGTTCGTGCATATACATGTTGACTCTCCTTTCAAGCCACGCGCTCAACGATCAGATTAGCATTTTCAACCTCAATCGTCTCCGCGCTGGTATTTTTGACTGCCACAGTCACGCAGCAGCCACGGGGGACCTCAATAAAGGCCGCAGCAAACACGTTGAAAAACTCGTCCACCGCGGCAGGGGTCACAATAGCAGTAGCGCTGCCCAGTGCCTCTCCCTCCACAGCGATGGCAACGGAGATAGGGCCTACCGCGCCGCCGGTGGGAATTGCAATGTTGCTGCCGAAAACCACCTTATAGCGGGCGCGGCACTGATTCGTCATTCCACGCAGGGTAACGATGCCGGAGCCGTCACGGTGCACGATGCAATTAGACCCGCTGACAGGCGTCTCCGTAAAGACCACGTTCTGGTTAGCGGCCACCTGCTGGACAAATACTCCAGTAAATTCAGCCATAAACTTCATTCCTTTCAAAAAGATAGCGGCGAGGCTGTTGCCCCGCCGCATGGTTCAAAATCGGCACGGGGCCGAACATGTAAGCCTTTCTTACAAGTTGATGTATTGGATTTTAGCAGCCGCAGCCGCAGGGGTTGCAGCCACATCCGGCATAAGGATTGGGCACCTGATAGGCCGGGACCGGCATGGGATTGATGCGGCGGATCAGCTCGGCAGTCTGCGCCTCCTGATTGGCGGTGATGAAAGCATTCTGAGCCGCCTGAGAAGCCTGGAATTTCAGGCTCTGGTTTTCAGCCGTCAGAGTAGCGATCTTGTCCTGGGTTAGGAAGTCCAGGATTGCGCGGCTGTTGGCGTTGGCGTTGTCGATGATGTCCCGCGTGCTGTTCTGGATGGTGTTGCGGGTATCGCAGGCCTGGGTAGCCATGTCGTACCGCACACCCTGAATGGCGTTCTGGATACCATTGGCCTGAGTAGCCATGTTGTAATTCACGCCATCAACTGCCCGCTGGGTCTGGCAGCAGCAATCCTGCAGCTGATACCCCAGATTACAGATGGAATTATCAACACTGTGGAAACCGTTGCTCACGGCATCCCGGATGGAGGTCTGGCCGTTCTGGAGACCGTTCAGGGCGAAGCCCTCGTTGATGTCGGCCCTGGTGGCCCAGCCCTGACCGGAGGGAGAACCCAGGCCATTGCCGGAGTTACCACCCCAGCCGCCGCCATAGCCGCCCCAGCCGAACATACCGAAGATCAGGAACAGGATAATCCAGGAGGCCCAATCGCCGCCCCAGCCGCCGAAACCGCCGTTTCCGCCCTGATAGGCAGGAGTCACGGGCATGGTCATCACAGCGCCGTCAGAAGAAAGACTCATTGTGTTATCTCCTTTGTAGATTTATTTTCAAAACCCGGCCGGGATTTTGATTAAATGGTTTGAAATGGTTTAAAAATTGGTTTAGAAATGGTTACTTCCCAAACATTCCCCGCATTCCCTCAAACATGCCCTGCATCTGCTGGGCCTGATTCTGGACTTGGTTAAGCTGATCTTGGGAAATGCGTCCAGAGGATACCATCTCTTGTATCATGGCGTTGGGGTCCTTGCCTTTCATTTGATTCATGAACTGCTGAAACTGCTGCATCATGTTGGGCTGTCTGTTGCCGCCCATCGCCTGGAAAAAGGGATTCATTCCGCATCCTCCTTATCTTTTGCCGCCAGCGCATCCAGGCGGGCCTCCAATGCCTCCAGACGAGACAGGGGCGCATACTCTACCGCCGGAACCTGCGGGGCCTGTACGGGCCGCTGATTGCGCTCTACAAGGTCATATATCTTCATGCTGGGCTTGCCGCTTGCGTCCGCCTGTTTGAGATAGACCACTGGGGCGTTACTGTCCCACAAGGTAACGGCAGAGTTAGGCGCCACCAGATAATTTGCCGCCTCCATCTCACTCTGCACCCACACAATAGACGGTGACGCCGGGGCTTGCTGCGGCTGCTGCATGGGCTGATAGGACTGCCGCAGTTGTGTCAGCTGGTCCGCCATAGGCGGCTGATACGGTTGGTACGGCTGATAGTAATAGGGATAGTTCGGCATCTCACGTCATCCTTTCTGCCAGAAGTAAAGTACGGTCTCGTTCTCGCTGTGCCACGTATCGTAGATCACACCATCCTGCAGGCATACTACATGCCCAGACAGGGCCAGGATGTAAGTGCCGTGCGGATGCCCCATCGCGAACTCTGCCACGGTCATGTCCTCAGGTGCCATGTCACGCTGAAAGCCATGCCGTCGGAGATAAGCCCCCCATGTGGCGTTTGCGCTTGGCATATCGCCTCTCACAGCTCCCTCAATGCAGAGGCCAAGGTATGTCCTGTACCAGTCCTGCTCCAGCGCCTTCGAGATGGCCCGGACGGTACAATCCCCCACATTTTTCTCGTAGGGGTTCGAATTGTAAAATTCAAACATATTGCTTTCGGTCATCATACAAAAGCTCCTGCTGGTGGATGTATCCTTCCAGGCCGGAGTAATTTCCGTCAGTGGCATATTTCATGCAAATGTCCCACGCGCTGGATTCCGTGAAGCCGCAGGCCACCAGCCGGGCCACCAGTTCTGAACCATTCAAAATCAAATCAAACACGTCCTTATGTTAAGAAATCAGGAGGCCGCAAGGAGGGCGGCGACGTGTACCAGCCCTTGTCCCTTACGTCCTCCATGCTTAAATTTTCTCACAAAAAATCCCCGGCTGGGGGTGGTCCCAGTCGGGGTTATGTAAGACTTATGCTTGATTTATGCTGAGTTTGGATAAAGCCGCTTTGCTACATCGGCAACCCGTTGAAAGATGTACTTTTCATGAGTGCTGACAGCACCGCGATACCAACCGAGATCGGTGGCAACTTCGATTTGGTCTACCTTATCAATGATGCGCCGTTTCGCTATAAATTCGTCATCCTCGTGTAAGGCGGCTTCATAGATGGCTCTCTCAAGCTGAGAGCGCAAAAGCTTGTCCAGTGGGTCAGGCAGTTTCACTCTTGCGCTCACAGTCTCACGTCCTTCTTTCCTGTTATTCCATCCGCTCCGCAGTCTTTTCCTATTTCGCCCTCTTCACCATCACCGCTGCCTGGGCGCGGGTGCAGAAGGCGTTGGGGCTGCTTCCGTCCGTAATCCCCAGAGCCTTTGCCTCCTCCAGTTCCAGCGCCAGGGTGCTTCCAAGAGGGCGCTTTCCAAGGGCCGCCTGCATCCGCTCCGCCAGCCGCAGAAGCTGCTCCTCTGTCAATTGCTCAATGTCCATAGGCTCCTCCAATCTCTCTTTGAACTCCGCCCACTTCCGGGCGTTGATGAGATAGCTCGGGCAGTGCTTCCCGGTCACATCAAAGTGGCGGTACACGTTCTCAATGGGGATGCCGTACTTTTCCATCAGTGTCCGGCCCAGGGCGGCAGCGTTGGCCAGGGTGGCCTCGCTGGCCTGGTAGACACCGTTCCGGATGGTATCGCACATCTCGATGCTGATGGAGTTGGTGTTGGTGATGATCCCATGCATGGTCCCGCCGCCGGTCTTGTCGGCGTTGGGATACTTGCTGCCACCCACCGCCCAGGCCACCTTCAGGTCTGGCACAGACCTCCAGACCGTGGTATCGTCCACGAAATAGTGGGCGGATGCCTTGACGATGTTCTGCTGGAAGTACGCGGCATTATTGGCCGCCTTGTCCCCATCATTTCCAGTGTAATGGAAGATCAGGTACTTGATCTGGCTGGCGTTCCGGGAACCGCCGTAGTTCCCGGAGTTCGCCAGCTGCTCCTTTATCGTGTAGCTCATTTACTGTCACTTCCCAGCTGCTTGATTACCTGGTTTGCTCCGGTTGCAGCCAGACCGCTCACAATGCCCACAGCCGCCGCGGTGATGTAGTCCGTGGCCGGAAAGTCAGGCACGATGAACATGCCGACAATGCCCAGCACAGCGCCGCAGACGCCGCAGATGATAGGAATAAACTTGTTGTCCAGGCCGGACGCCTTGACGACCTGCCCGGCCAGCAGGCAGATAACAGTGATAGCCGCCACGCCGGTAATGCCAAGAGAGGAAATGTCCATATCAGACCTCCCGATTACACTCGAATAGCCTTGACAGCATAGCCGTCCGCGTCATAGGTCACATCAAACTTTCCGCGCTTGGTATTCTGGCGAACCACTTGTCCGGCAAGCGCATGATTTCGGCTCATATCCACCTTGTCCGGCAGAGGATCCTTTGCCTCACCAGGACGGAAGCCCTCCGCCATCTCTGCCTCAGTCCATCCACCACTAGGGTTCTTTTCAGGATTGAGGGAGAATCCGGCGTTGACCTCGTCCAGAAGCTTATTTGCCTCCTCCGCAGTGATCTTGCCGCTCTTGAAGTCATCGATGATGTTGTTGATGGTCTTGTTCATGATTGGTAGCTCCTTTCAAATATCCGGCTTGACCGCCGGTTTCTAATGATGTAAGATGCAAGTGTGCCCCTCCTCCTTATTGATGTGGTTTTGCTTTTTTCCATATCGGGGCACACTGCGGCGCTCCTTCGGGGGCGTCGCTTCCTTATAATCCAATACGAGCCAGGACAAAGGCAATTACCGCCGCCAGAACCGCCCACACGGACTTGTCCACGATAGCTTCCCACCGCTTTTTCGGCTTGGCCTGCTCGGCCTCTTGCCATGCGATCAGCCTGTCCAGTTTCTCCATGATGTTGTCGTACTGCTCATTCCGGGCGGCCTCCGCCTTTTCCAGTTCCCGCATCCGGTCAAAGAGTTCTTTGTGAGTGCTGCGGGATGCCCCCCGCCATTCCGACATCTGCTTTTCCAGCATGTTGGCTTTCTGGAGTCCCAGACAGTCCCTCTGCGGGTCCAGAATACACTTCTCGTCAGCCATTAGGACCTCCTTACTCTGCCGCCTCCGCAGTCATCATCTTGCTGAGGGTGCTGTATTCCTCCGGGGTCAGCCTGTCGGCGGCAAGATACACGTCCATCTTTTCCAGGAGGCCCTCGGTCCGCCCCCGGTCAATCAGCAGTTTGCAAAGATTGTATACAGTTGTCATGGTCCTGCTCCTTTCTTGTCATACAGTGGTTGTGGTGAGTTCCAGCATACACAGGCGTTCCTCATGGTCTGCCAGCATATCAAGGGTAATGTCCTCGGCTCCCGGTTCCGGCTCCGGCTGCCCATCGTCCTCCACGGTAATCTGCCCTTGATACGCCTCCGCCTGGGCGATGGCGTAATTTGCATCTGTGTAGGGCATCGTAACACCGGAGAGCACCGTCTCGATGTCCGGTTCCTCGGGGGTGCCGTGGTTGACTTCTGTCGCCAGCTGGTATTTGATGATCTTCATGGTGCCTCCTTAATCTGTGGTTTTGGTGTACTTGATAATCGCAACAGTATTTAATTTAGATGATGTTGCTGCACTACTAAAACTTCCATTTGTATCAATCCCAACACGAGAAGTTGTTGCATATATTGAATCAACACCACCGCTCCCGACAAGATTTATAGGGCCACTAAATCCGCTGCATTCAACGCATGACTCAAAATTAGATATACCATGCTCCACACTTTTAGAAGTATGATTTTCTATCAGACCGAGACTCACCGCTTTGGCATACACAGGCTTGCCGTTGTACCGCTCCACGGTGCGGTACTCGACGCCCAACAGAGTGGGGGGATTGATCCACTCCCAAGGGCTCCATGTCCCGTTTGTACAAACGCGCCGAAGTTCAAATGCTAGCTCCGTTACATTAAATAGCACTTGGACTGTTTGGGGATTACTGTTCCGAGCAAGCACTAACATCACATTGCTAGCTTCTGCGTTCTCCGGGCTATTGAGTGTACCAGAATCAAGATAATACCATCCGGATTCCGTCGCATTATTTGCATCATCAATGTTACGCGGATTTGGGCTTCCAAGCCCAAACCTGCTGGGCTCCAGACTTTCTGCCCCGCGTACACACTCCAACAGCGTCAGCGGGAAAATGTTCTTCCCATTCTGTTGCAGCTGCGCCGTGCTCCCCGCATTCGCAAACGTCGGCGCCGTCTTGGTGTACGTCCAGTTGCGCGTCACCGTCACCACACCGCTGCCGGGATTGGTGGATGCCGTGATCTTGATAGTGCCCGTGCCCGTGGGCAGCTCAATCACGGGAATTCTGATTGTGGCGCCGTTGGTGGCCGTGAACGTTCGGGTAGTTCGTCCAGCAGATTCCGTAACCGTCAAAGCACTGGTTCCGCTGGAGGACACCACATACTGCACATCATTTGTGAGAGTGCCCAAGCTGCCGTCGGACCCGGAAATTACCAGAATGGAGACAGGAACTACATCAACAAGGGAACTGATTGTATATTCGCCATATTTTCCATTGGCGCCAGACTTTACCCGATACTGAACCGATTCCCAGGTCCCGGCAGTTTCAGAAAAAGTCAAATCGGCTCCAGAATACACCTGCACCCAGTCAGCGTCCGTGTTTGCTTTGCGATCCAGAATGTAGCCGTCAGCGCCGTCCACAGCAGGCCAGGAGACTGCAAGCTGGTTGCCCTGCATAGCTTGAACAGGGACAGTTATCGCATGTGGAGGAGCAGACGCCAGAGAGAGTGTTCCATCGTCAGTTACGCTCAATGTGGAAGGGACGGTAAAAGCGGGGCGGCTGCCAGCTTCTCCAGTAACGCCAGTCGAATCAGAATTTCCACCTGCATATACAAAAAAGGCAGCTGTGAGATAAGATGTATTTGGTGTTCGAGTCCATTGCGAATTCGTTTCCCCGTTCAAAAAAGCTTTTTGCAAAATCGATGCGATAGGAAGAATATTTCCCTCAAAATTTGCATCAGCCGGGAGCGTAAATCCAAGCTCTGTTCTGGAAAGTTGAAAAATCGCTCGTTCTAATGTGCTTAATGTTTTATCTCCGTAACCAATGGTATATTGAAATTTTGTGGTCCCAATTACCGTCAGAAAATCAGAGTCCAGAAGATTCTTGTAATCGCTGTTGAGCCAGCTATCAAGTGTGCTAGAGGCGTATGTATTTACCTGAACGCTATTCCATACCCGATTATCATAGCATTCCTTCCGCACTAACAGCGTCCGTCCGGCTCCGTTTAAACCGCTCTCGTAATCATGCTTCGCCACATAGAATTCCACCGGGGAACCATTCTCATTGAGCTTTACCAGTGTGCCGACGGCCACCTGTCCTAACTGCTGTGTCATTTAAGCACCTCCGTTGTAGGTTACTTGGATTTCAGCCGCCGTAAAGGTGGTTCCGATCAGATATAAGGCGTCGTTAACAGTGCGGTTTGCCGTGTTCCCAAAAAATACTGCTTCCGTCTCCGGCTTAAACAGCGTAGCCGTGCTGAGGGGCGTTCCAACCTGTGACGGCTCGTCTGCCCTTACAAGGTCGTATGTATTCTCTTGACCGGAGACAGGAGTAAGTTTAACCCGCCCCGGATAAGTAGGGATTCTGTCTTGCATGTTGCCTCCTTACCATTCGCCAGCGTAAACGTCACCAGCGAACAACCACAGAAGATTGTTGCTGACCCATACCAGCAAATCGTTGATATCGGTCAATATCCGCTCGATGTCATTTGCCTGCTCATAGGTGAGATGTTGCATGGTTTCAGGGGTTTCCGGCGGAGCCTGCCAATCGGAGGGATAAACGGGAATATTGGACATCATGAAGCGCATTGCCGCCACGTTGGAAAGATAGTCCTCTAAATCCTGGCTAGTCGGAATATCCTTGATGGCCCAGTCAGTCTTAGGAGTAATCGCCATAGGAAAGCCAAACCCGCCGAACAAATCAGCGATATATTCAATCGCTTCTCCAACTCTATTCAGGTCCGTTGCGTTGTAAGCTCCTTTCACTCCGGCAGACCATTCCGCTTTTTCGCCCTCTGTCATTCCGCCCCAGCCCCTATCATGCAGGGTGCGCCAGCGGGTCACGTCGGATTGTGTTCGGTCTGTTATCAACGTGTCGATAATACTCATACTAGCCTCCAAGGGATGCCACAGTCGCCACAACGGTATTTGACAACTTGACTTCCATGCGGCGGAGATTCCCGGCATTCGTGGCCCCCCATGCGGTGGGAAGCGTCACGCAATCCCCTAATAGCTCTCCTGTCCAAACGATCTTCGCATTGGTGGTAATCCGTTTCGCATAGTAGTCATAGACCCTCTGTGCTGTTGCTTGCCCGATATCCGGCGAAACGAGAGTGGCATCTGCGACCTCAATAACATTTTGCTTATCAGTGGCAATTACATCCGGATTAGTAATGGTGTAAACTGTTTTGGCATCGTCGTATTTGACACCGTTGATCTCCACGCCTCCGTTCTCGGCCTGAGTATATACATGGGCGGTCACTCTAACCTCTGTCACAAGCGCGCTGGTGTCCACGGTGACTCCAGTAAACGTGTAATCCTCTGTGATGGCGTCAGGAGTCCCCGGCAAATTAAATACTCGGATGCCGTCCCGCCCATCAGTTGACGCGCACACGCCCCACGCAAATAACACCTGCTGTATAGCCGTCCGGATAGTTCCGGATGTAATAACCCCTGTCAAAGCCGTGTCCTCTACGTCCGAGTCATACTCGACGAAAAACTGTCCATTCACGATCTCTTCCAATAGAGATTTCGCTGATTTTTCGTTGTACACGCCTCCAGGGAAGGGGCTGCCATCCAGCACTCCAAAAGCGTCTTGACAGTCGATTGTGTACAGGTTCTGCGCCTGTCTGGTGTGGCTGTCGATGTAGTACACGCCGATCAGTTTATCGTCGTTCCTGACCTCTACAGGCTGCTTCAGCTGGAACATAAAGTCCACGTCTTCCCGGCTGTCTAACGTCCAGTTCATTGTAGAGATGGGCATTTCCGTGGAAATCAGGCTCATTTCGTTGATGATGGAAGCGGACCGCAGTTCAGACATCCCGAAATAGCGGTAGACGCCGAAAATAATATGTTCCAGTTTCGCCCGTCGGTTGGGAAGATTCGTGCTGCCCAGGGTAATGACCACTTTGTCATAGCTCTGCACTTTCCGATTGCAGAAATACGTTGCTGCATTGGGCGTGAAGTTCACGTCCGCCTTGAGAGATTCCCCCTGGTACCACTTGATATTGACTGATGGGCAATAGTCACCGGATGCCGTATCAAACGCCAATGTAATGCCGACGGAGGAATACTGCTGGTCCATCTCAAGCGTGATGACTGGTTTGTTTGTAAAATTACAGTCATCTCCGCTCGTTTCCACAGACCAGAATGCAACCTCCTGTGTGTCCACAGTGACATAGTCCCCAGCCAATCCCCAGTGGTTCGGCTCACAGGTAATGGTCGGTTCCGGCGTGATACCGAACGGGAGTTTTGATGGCGCAGAAAAGGGCATCGCCTCCGAAGTGGAGACGGAAGCGTCCTCGTCCGCTCCCGGCGCTATGTCCTTGTAAAGTACAGTCGTAACACTCAAGACGGCGTCACCTGCGCTTCCATAGGGACAAAACTGACTTCGATTTCGCCCCAATAGTTGATACCGTTTTCCACCTTCTCCATGTCCTGCGAGGCGCTGGTGTAATAGGCTTCATACGAGATCGTGGTTTGCCCATCAGCAGCTTCCAACTGTACAGAATCATCAACAGAATGTTCCACCAAGTAGTCCCAGAACTCGTCAAGGCCCTGGTAGTTGTCGCCCCGGCGAAACACTGTCAGCTGGTGGCCGATATACGTTCCGATGATGTCCCGCACCATGCGGCCAGTCATTACACGGCCCGCATTCTCTCCGTCCAAAACGTTGAAATTTCGGTTGTATGCGGAAATGGCAACATCCGCGTCAAACTCTTTTCCATTCAGTTTGATGTAGCTCATGTCACACCCCCGCCAGATTTACCCCTATGCGCCGTGTCTCGGCTTTATTGAGTTCATAGACCACTTTGCCAAGCTGCTCACGGTCAAGCTGGAGGATCACTGTTTGCTGGCCGCCATACCCTCGTCGATTCATCACATTTTCTAAAGCTTTTTCAATCGTGGACAGCGGTGCCTCAATGTTCGTCCCCTGCTTCTGATCTCCCAGCACCGCCAAGAACTCCCGGTTAGGCGGAATAACTGCTCCTTGCGCAAGATACGGTATATTCGGGATTGTAAAGGGGCGGATTTCCTGACCGCCAAACGTTCCCAGGAAAGGAATCGTGACTTTCGGAATCCTAATAACCAGATGCTCGTTAATCCAGTCAATAAACTTGTTCACAAGGGAAATTCCAATATTGAGCGCGTCCTTGATTGTCTGCACAAATCCGTCCCAAATATTAGAAAACGCCTCTGAAATACCGTCCCATGCTTCATTCCAGTCGATTGTAAAAACATTAACGACAAATCCAATAACGCTTGTCAGCCATTCCAGGATTTGGCTTACACCGTCCGCGATCGCTCCAACGACTCGTCCAAAAATATCAATAACGGCCTGAAACGCCTCAGAAATTGGAGGTCCAAAGGTGTTCACAAACCAATCAACTAAGGGTAAGATAAACTCGTTATAGATACGAAGCGCCCCTTCAATCAACGTCCCTACAAAGTTTAGGAAGTTGTCAAGTAACGGCTTCAAATGCAAAGTCCAAAGCTCTGTAAAGGTATTGCCCAGAGTAGTCAAAACCGGCTTCAAGATCGTGTTCCAGATATTCACAAAAACAGACGTTGTGTTACTAATTGCGGCCTTGATCTGGTCGAAAATGGGTGCGCCCCACGTATTCCAAAAGTCGATAATGCTGTCCCAGCAGTCACTCCAAATATCTTGAATGATCTGCATGGCCGGGGCAATCACATCTTGCCAAATCATGTCAAACACGGCCTTGACACTTTCAAAAAGCACATCTCCCACACTCAAAACCTGCGTTGCAATGTTAGTCAGCAGAGGAAGAATATCAACAGCCCACTTTGTCAGCGTGGGGAAAATTACGATGTTCCAAATGTCGGAAAGCACCATTGCTGCAGAGTCCAGAAGCCCTCCGACAACATTCCCAGCCGTAAGAATAAACTGGTTCAAGAAGTCCATAAACTCATTGTTGAACCAATCATATAGAGGCGGTCCAAGAGACTTGATGTCATTCCACATATCGCGGAAAACGTCAGCCAGCTTTTCTACTCCCTCAGAAACATAGGCAAACGATTTTTTGAAGGAGTCTTCCAGGGGGCTAAATGCGTCTTTAAGGCGGTCTATCAGCTTTAGGATTTTACTCTCCGCCGCGCTCTCCACGATGTCATCAGAGGTAATGGTCTCAATTTTGGAAAGTCCGCCGCCAGCTGCTCCTCCCGTTCCACCGCCGGAGCCGCTTGCAGAATTTCCGGTCAGTTTGTTGATTTCATCAAACGAAGCAATGCTCTTTTTCTGCTCCTTGTTAGTCTCTTTTGTGGCATCGGTCAAAGCGTTCTGGTTGTCAACAGCATCTCCAATTCCAGAAGATACGCCACCCACATTATCTTGCGTCTGCGTGATTTCCGTATTGGCGCCGCCAAAAATAGCCGTGATGGCTGCATTAAAAGCGTTCGCCATGTCGATTAGCGCGGACACAATCCGGTTCAGAGTCTGCACCACTGGCAAAAGCACCTGAATTAGCGCCTCGCCAATAATAGACATGAACTGCTGCCATTGCATAGAGAGAATGCGTGTCTGATTTGCCCAGCTGTCTTGCGTCCGGATAAAGTCGCCAGAGGCCAAAGACAGCTGATCCAGAACGAAGTTATAGCGCAGAGTCACCAGCTCCGCCTGAGACATAGCAGAAATACTTTTGGTGATGCCCTGAGACAGCGCAAACGCTTCTAGGTTGGCCTGGGTCATAACGATGCCCAGGTCTTTTAATGTTTCCGTTTCACCTGTAAAGACGGATTTCAGCTTAATGTCCGCCAGCTCCTGAGAGATGTTATAAAAAGACGCCACATCACCTGTAAGGCCGGTGAGTGTCAAGGACATCTCTGCCGCCTCTGCTTGCGACAAGCCCATATTGCTTGCCATTGCCATATATGTAGAGGCCGTCCGCTTGGCCGCAAGCTCGCTCATACCGAAGTTGGTGATGGCGTTTTGGGCAAACTCGTCAACAGCGCTGGACATATCGCCAAAGGCCACGTCGACAACGTTCTGGACTTCCGCAACATCGCTTCCAAGCTGGATAGCCTGTTTGGAAAAGTCGATAATTTTATCAACAGCAAAGGCCGTTGCAGCCAACTTTGCCAGCTTTGTCAACGCACTTGTCGCCTGTTGTGTGTTTGCTCGAACATCAATGATAATAGAGCCATCTGCTGCCGCCATGTTCTCACCTCCCTAGCAGTTTTTTCAGAAGTTCGTCCTCTTCTTCCGTGTAATGCCGCTTTAGATCAACTTTTGAACGGTTCTGGTTGTAAAATTCCTTTTCCCACTTTTCGAGTTTTTTGTGTTTCCGGAGCTTGTCACGGATGGAAACAACGGCGGAAAGCTGCCCTTCCCCAATGCCCATAAAGTAAGAAACAAAGGTCCACCAATGACAGAAAGAGTCCGATCTGACATCATGCCCGGCCACCTTGATAATGTCGGCGGCGATCATTTGGTAGTCCTGCTCCCAGTCGATCAGTTTTGGCCGTTTTTTATCCTCCTGTTCTTCTCCGCAGGCGATAAACCAAAGCAGCTTTTCAATCGCTTCTTGATAATCGCTTTCCGGCATTTCTTCAAATTGGGGGTAGAACAGGGCCAAGCACACATAGACCTTTACAAGCTCGTTTTCGTTGCCGTTGAGCCTAGAAATAATGTTCAGGATGTCCCGGTAATCGGCATTGATTGCATATTCTTTTCCGCCAACTTCAAGATTAACCGGGAGCGTCCATCTCATTTATTCTTTGCCTCCTGCACGGCTTTCTGAGCCTCCATCTTTGCATAGGTCTTAACGCCGTCTTCAACGACGGGGACCATGGCATCCAAGAAATTGGTAATGACCAACTCCCCGTTACTGGCAACAGCCATTACATTTGCGCCGCTTAAGATGCTGTCAAAGTCGTTTTCCTCGCCGAACACATGGGAGAGAGACTTTTTTACTCGGGCGTCATACTCGGCCAGCAGATCAATGGCATCCTCTCCGGTCTCTGCGGATTTTGAACGTTCGCTATAATCCTTTTGGATTTGCTCAATTTCCACACGCAGGTCCTTGAACCGCTTGTACAGATTTGGGTCAGACGGATTAAACCGTAAAACGCCGCTGTCATTGATCTGGTATGTTTTAATGCCGGTATCAAATGTGATCTTCTGCATAATTCCTCCAAAAGGGGGCACAGCACTATTCCTTTGTACTGTGCCCTTCTTTGTCTTTAGGCCGCTCCGTCTGCTTTAAAGGTTACAGTCCCTGTGGTATTGGTGATGGTCCCAAGCGTTCTGGTGCCGCCGTATGTAATGTCGCAGGAAATTTCCAGGTTTCCGCCGCCGGCGCCACCAATTCTGGTTACAGACACGGATGCGCCGCTGTACCGCTCCGCAAAATTGGACTCGCCAGATGTTGCGTAGTAGTGGCCGATCAGCATATCTTGATTTGCCAGAGCCTGTGCGTCCTGGTCCTTGATTGCCAAATTCCACAGTTTCACCGCCGCTACGTCCCCTGCATCCAGAGGAACAGGATCGAAGCTCTGGGTGATGACTGGTTTTGTGAGTGTGGTCCAGGTGTTCCCAAAAATGTCCTTGATAGACTCCTCGGACCAGTCCATTTCCTCGTCGGACTCCTCAACGCGCTTTCCAATGGCGGACCATACAGGTTCCTCGGGCGTGCCAGTATTCAGATATGCAATCAGCAATTCACGGGCAATCGTGCGCCCTTCTGTGGTGTTAAACTCCAAATCTGCCAAAGTGCTCACTCCTTTCAGACATTGACCTCATAGGCCAGTCTCATTAAAATTTGATAGTCCTCATAGCCGTCTTTATAAGCCGCGAACTTAGAGGATTGTGTGGTCGGCTCGACTTTCAAAGCGTTGATGCCATCTCCCAAATCGGGGTGTTGGGTCCTTGCCCAGTCCCCAAAATGGTTCAGCATTTCGTCTGCTTGGAGCCGCTTGTCGTTGCTGCTCCCCGGTTTAATCCGGTAGATGATCTTGAATTGGTATTCCGCCTGATACCCGCCGATGATATATCGCTGGGTGATGTACGTTCCTTGGATAGTAGACAGAGCCATGGCCGCATCATCTCCGGCGGCATCATCGATGTCCAAAAACTCGTACTTGATAACTGTCACAGGCTTGTCCGGAAAAGTATTGGCCCACACCAGCATAGAGCGAGAAATGCGGTCAACTTCCTCCGAAGATGCCAAAATTTTCTGCTTTTTATCCTCGAAGATATCGCTTCACCGCCTTTCCAAATACTCGTTCCCATTTGCCATTGTTTTCCGCTTTGCTCGCCTCAAACCAATGTGATTGCGCCTGCGAGTGCATAGCTTTGTTGAAAACCAAGTCTTTATCAGTGAGAACTTTTGTTGCTCCATAAGATGCGTAGCTGCTGCCTGTTGCCGGGTCTATCATCAATTTCCCGTAGTACAAATAGCGAGATTGTGGACCGGGATAAATGATTTTTGACTCTTCAACTTTTGTTCTCCGGTCAAGGTCGCCTGTTAAGGCCGGAACGTATGGAGATGTATCCTTTTGCGCTTGGACAGCCATCGCATAAACGGCCTTTTCGCTTGCAGCTTCTAAATTTCCCGTCACAGTTGGAACAATATTGGAGCTGACATCAAAGCTAAACATCAGTTCCCACCAACTTCCCAATGAGACATCTCTCCGCCGAAGTCCTTGAAATCCACAGTGTTGACGTTGTAGACATCATCGTATGCGGCGTCGATCTTCTGAGCAGACCAATTAGGATGGACAGCCTCTCCTTTTACAAAGAAGGTGTTTTCTCCAGTGGAAAGTGTCCAAAGCCCGCTCTTGTCCTCTGCCCGCCAAAATTCAATAGGCCCTACATACTGCTTTGGCTCACCAGTCACCCCGTCTACGGCTTCAACGCTGGTCGGAATATAGAGGTTGACTGCATCCGCTCCAACCAAACCGCTTTCGTTAACATTTTTAGCCTTGACAGCATCCAGCAGAACCCCTCGCAGAATGGTAATATGATTTGTAGTTGTTTCCTCAAAATTGCTGGGGTCCTCTTCCGTCACCACGTTATAGAGCGTCACAACATGGGGGAACACAGCCACACCCCCTTCCACGGTATAGGAGACCCGTACTGGACAAATACTGCGCCGCAGCAGATGCAAGAGAGGCTTGTGCTGCCTGTGCCGCTGTCGTGGCCTGCTGTGCGCTCTCACCTCCGCTCCGGTATGTCTTGGACCAGCTTCCAACGCTCTGGCTTTGCAGCTCCCCAGCCTCTCCAGCGTTTGCGGAGTTTTGGAGGGCATGCAGAGCCGCTTTGCTGGCAAGGTCGATGTTCTGGTACTGTTCCGCAATGGCGCAGCATGCCATTTTCAAGGCATCCAGTTCCTGGTTTTGAGCCGCCCGACCCTGCGTGTAGTAATCCAAAAAGCTGCTTGCACGCAGGGAGAGGCGGGGGAAATCCTGCTCGGAGATGGCCGTCCCCAGGTATATGTCTTTGTAATACTCATAATCTGCGTAAGCCATCAGGAGCCTCCTTACTTCTTCGCACGGGCTTTCGTCTTAGCCTGCGGCTCAAACGTCGCTCCAGTAAAGCTAAATTTCACCACACTGGAATCATCAACAAGCACTTCAAAGGTATCGTCCTTGGTTACTCGGAATATGATGTCGGCATCAAACGGGATGTTTTGCTTTGTAGGGGAGCCGTTTTTCTTGAAGGTCATTTTTGACCCGGTTTTGGTCAGATGGAACGGGAAATAATACCCGCTCTGCTCCTCCGGGGTGCTGCTGAACTCTGTATAATCAGAAACATAATGAAATGTGCCCGTTACAGCGCCGTTCGCATAAACCTTCAGGTCATCACCCACAAGCTCGGAAACCTGTTTCCCCAATAGGGTCTGACCGCTGGGGAATAGCGTTAGGGTGTCAGACCCAATTACCCCCCCGCCGGTGCGTAGACAGCAAAAGGGAAAGCCTTCGTGTTCCCGACATTGTAAGCGTTGATGGGATTGGGAATCTCCCAGCCCAGCCGCATGACGGCACGGAGGGCCACCATGTCGTTCTGCATCAGGTTATAGAGGATGTTTCCGGTGGTGGGATCCTGCACCACACCACTGTCGAAAATCTTAAAGGTCATATCCTGCCGAATGGCATAGACCAGCTGGCTCCAGTCGCCCACGATGGCAAGAGACTCTTCCGGGTCGTAAGCGCCGTTCACAGGGAAGTACATACTCATGCCGTCCAGCGCGTAGCGGGTATCGCCCTGCATATCGGTCTTGAAAATGGGCTGACCGTTCTTGTCCACAAGGCCGCGCAGCTTGGCGCGCATCTGAATAGCCGCCATTACGCCGTTGGGGATATAGCCGCTCTCTTCTACCTTGGCGATCACGCCGCCCTCACCCATGATGTCCTTGAAGATGTCGGCGGTTGCGGTTACCACTGCGCTTGCAGTAGTAGCAGAAGGGACAAGGCCCTCGCGCCAAGAGGTAGGCTTGTCCGTACCGTACAGGATAGCGGCGTCGATAACCTTGCCAAATGCTTCCTCAAGGCGGGGCCGCACTTCGCCCCAGATGTCATAATCGCTGTCATCCAGCACCGCCTCGGGAATGGGAACGATGACGGCGATCTCTTCGGCGTAGATTTTCTTCTTGTCCCATGCCATATTTGTTGTCTTTTTCAGAGACGCCTTGGAGTCGGACGCGCCGGTAGCTGCCTCGCCGTTTACAAAGTAGGCGGTGGGCAGGGCGTCCAGCACATTGAGCGTCTGCGTCTTGCTGGTCATGTTGGGCAGTCGACGAGCCATCCGCAACACGGCGGACTCCGTCACCGCGCCCTGAATGATCTCACGGGTTACAGGCTCAGGAATAAGCCCGGAAAGTTTGCTTCTGTCGATAATATCGGCCATTGATAGGCTCCTTTCTTACTTGAGTGCGCCCCGAATCAGGGCGTTCATTACATCGTTTTCTCCTGTTTTTGGCTTCCCGCCGCCCACAGGAGCGGTCCAGTCAAATGTCGTTTTCTTGCGGTCAGCGGTCAGCTCGTCTACGGCCTGCTCAAAGGTGACTTTATCGCTCACCATCTTCCCGGCCTTGAAGGCGATAAACTCCGCCTCGTCCCCGGTCAGGCCCTTGGAGGCAACGTAATAGCTTCTTTTGAGCGCCTCCAACTCCGCCTGCGTAGTGGAAAGCGTACCGGCAGCAGTTTCGGCCTCCGTCGTTTTGGTCTTCAACTGTTTTGCGAGCGATGCCGCCTCCGTCGCCTTTGCATCAAAGACATCCTTTTTTACATATCCAGACAGGTCAACAGGGTCGGGGATTTGCAGGCCCAACAGTGCCGTGACCTTTTCGTCGGCAGTCATGCCGTCAAATCCTTCGATGGTACTCGTATCAATGTTCGCCATAATGCTTCTCCTTTGGGTTTTATAGACTTCTCTGTCTTATATTTGGGATTTTCGGCTTCTCTGCCGCTTGGGTTTTTACGTCTTCTCTGACAAACAAAAAAGGGGCCAACCGCCTACGATTTGTAAGCAGTTGACCCCAACGGTCCTTCTCTGGCCCCTATCGGTCAGAGGAACGATATACGGTTTTCTTTTTCTCCTCCAAGATGAGGAATCCGCTTTCCTTTTTTCGAATAATAGCATCATTTCCACGGTCAAGTATGGACTTGATGATGGCCCACGCTTTTTCATCCATCAATATTCTGTCTTCATCCTCTCCCGCTGCAACGGCAGCCCCGCCGCCTCGCTGAATACTTTGTATTCCTTGTTCAGCCGCCGGATACGAGCCGTTACAGCTTGGTAATCTTCTTCCAGTCCAGCGGCCTTATATGCGGTTTGTTCCCGCTTTAGCTTTCGGACGGTGCGCTCTATTTGGCGTTGCTTTTGAGTGGCCGTATATCCATCGTACTGCCTGCCTTCAAAAGATATCTCCCGATTTTTCCCCTTCATGGCGCTCAGATCAGAGCTTGAATAGGTCGGCTCCATGACACCCTCAACAAACGGATAAAAGTGGTGGCGGCAGTTCCATCCGCCTAGACCAGGTCCGGTACCATAACCCGTAGAAGCGATAAAATCAGGATATCTCCCGCTGGATTGCTTCGGTTTTGCGCTCCATCGGTAAATCTTCCCTTGCCAGCTCTCGTGATTTTCCGGCCCAGTTCCGGTGTTCCGCGCCCCGATATGAGCAGAGACCTCAACCAGATCAGTTTCCAAATAATCCATGCCTTGCTCCGAATACTGTTGGCAAAGCTGATTGATACCAGTCATAATAGCACGGCGGACCGCAACGTCGATCTGGTCCATGTGGCCGCTTTTGTATTCTGCCGTCTTGATGCCGCTGTCTGCAAGCTGCTTCACAGCACCGCTAATTGCCTGATTGTAGCTGATTGCTCCACTTTGTATCTGCAACACGGCATTATCAAGCGCCCATTGGTAAGCACTTGCAGGCCGGAGCATCGTTCGGCCATTGTCGAGCAGGAAAGCCATTGATTGAGTAATATTTCGGAACGTTTTGCGAGTCTGCTCATAAATGGCATAGGTATCTTCGACGCTCAGCAGTGTTTTTGGCGCTGTTACATCTGATATATCAATCAGGCTAGTATAATACTGCTGGTTCCGCTCTACAACATCGTCAAATAGCTTATTCAACTCTTTCTCGCCGATATTGGTCGTTCTTTTGATTGCTTGTTCAATCTCCTGTTGGCTGATACCGTGAGACCGGAGTGCTTGGATGTCCAACACCGTTACTTCATTTAGTTCTCCAGCCACTTTCAGGCGGGAGCAAATTTCCTCCAAAAGAGTATTCTCTAGGTTTCGGTATAACTCTGCAAGTTCTTCTGGGAGGGCGTCAAGAACTTCAGGTGTAAATGGGTATTTCTGCATTTTATTCAGGGATATCCGGCAGCGGCATCCAACAACTTACAAAATAACATTCATCCAAAGCAAAAAACATGAATCGACCATTTTCAAATCTTGTACAAACAGCTTTAGTCTTTTCCTTCAGTCCACCTCGAAATATCGTAACTACGGCAATGACCTCTTGGCCTTCTTTCGGAAGCCTATCTTTTACATTAACCCATACCATTTTACTCAATCTCCTGTTGTGACTCCGTGGTCATTTCCTCCATCTTCGGCAGCATCTTCTTTGCCGTGGCCTCGTCCTCGTTGTACCATTTCATACGGTATTCCCAGTCATTCATGATGCCCGCCGCAAGGTCTTGGCGGTCATTATTGCGCTCTGTTGTCTTGTCCTCGATGATACTATCATCGAAATCAATGGTGACTTCTGCGTCCTCACTTAGCCCGGCCCCCATGGCAGTGTTGCCGAGGTGGAGAATGATCCGGCACAGTTCCTTGATGGCGCTCTCCAGAATGATTTCATGCTTCTTGATGGTACGGAACATGGTGCTGTTTTCGCTGATGACCTGGGTGGCCGTAGTAATGCTGCCCTGATCGAAGCGGTAATAGTTTTCGCCAAAGCCGCACTTACTGGAAAGTAAATTGAGTTGCGTCTGAATACCCTCGCTGTGCTCCGCAGTTCTCAACTTCATATCAATGGGAGTAATAACAGAGCCATCGCTTATATCCTCCGGTAGGACATAATAGGCCAGGTCGTCAGGGTCAAAAAACGGTTCTCCTTCAAGGTCTTTTGTTGCTGCTGGCTTGACCATCACCCGCTTTTTCCCGAGCACAAACTCATTGACGTAGCTGTCAAAAGCAATATCAACGCCCTTCATGCTGTCGATGGCGTTGGCGTAGACCGAAATCCCGAGCGGAATGGAGTAATCGAAGTTGTTTGCAATATTAGGCCGGTCAATGACAAATTGCCGCCGGTCAGAGCCCGTATGAACCACAGGCGGCACCCGCTCAAATCCCTGCACGGAGGTCAGCTGTACCTCAGTATCCACGTTCTGGTTCCGATATGTATACAGCCGGTTCTCAATGTTGTACAGGCCGTCGACCTTCCGGTGAATTTGCAGATAGCAGTAATCGTCCCCGTTTACGTTGACGATGCTGTCAAAGGCACATTCAGTAATAACGCCATTCTGCCATGACAGGGGCCAGATATGCTCTACCGTTACATAGTCAATGATGATATCGGTTGCGCTGCCTGGAATCGGCCCCGCCTTAGTGACCCCCATGCCCACCACGCGGGGGATAAAAGCCACCGTGCCAAGAGCGAAGGCCATTTCCTGCATCTCGTTGGAGCGCACGCGAAAGTTGTTCTCCTTCAGAACTCGGTCAATAAATTCTTGTTCTTTCGTGCCATCCAGAGTGATTTCAACCCGCTCATTCATGAGCAGATTCGCCCAGTCCTCCGGGATTTTCTTGCCCATGTTGAGGGTGTACCGCTTGCATCGGACCATGCCCGTTCCGTTTCGGACCCTGTACTGATGGAAGCCCTTGACATCTCCCACATACCAGCTTTTCCACTCCTGCACCTTGCGGTAAAAGTCCTCGCTGATAGTGGCAAAGCCCAGTTCTTTCAGCTTCTCGTTTATGTTCAAGCAGTCACCCCCATTCTCCTAAATACGCGCTCGAGAGCGTATCTTGTGGCGTCAATAAGGTGGTTGTTCTCGTCGGGATAACCGCTGATGATCTCTCCATCCTTATTACGCTCATACTCGTAGTTAACAAACTCGTTATAAGCGTTTGGCGTCCTCCGGCGGTCAATAACAATCTTTCGCCGCTGGAGCCACTTCATGCCATATTCCACACTTCCAGGCCCCTTAATTGCTTCTTTGGCCGGAAGGCCCATCGCCCGATAGTCTGCTGATGATTTAGGCTCTGCGCTGTCGCAAATAATGTAAGCATCCTTGTACCCTTTGGAAAGAATCAGCTTCCCACTTGCCTCGTTGGTTAACTTATTTTGGTATATCTCGTCCATTAGGTATATTGTCTCCCTAGCCCGGTCATAGTGAAGCCGAATAAAGGCAAACGGGTCAGGGAACCAGCCCCAGTCCACGCCCTGATAGATGCGGTCAAAGGAAGCAAACTCTTCGTCTGTGATTTCCCGCAGTTCCAGATTCTCAAACACATTCCCGCCGGTCCCAACAGCCTCGCCTAAGTATTCGTGACGGTACGCCCGCTCATCCGTAGCTTTCAGATGCTCGGCTTCCGCCAGGAACTGTGCCCCCAACCACTCCGGAGGGGCTTCCAGGTATGTACTCTTGTGACACAGCCGGTCTGCTCTTTCCTCCAGACTGTCCTTGTTGGCCCAGTTGTCCCGGCTGATGGGCGGGTTGTAACTCTCAAAATTCCAGAACTTCGACCCGCCGCGCATGGTGGATTGTAGGATCGTTCGTATCTCTGCTCTGCCAGCAAACTGATCCTTTTCTTCAAAGTGGGTCACAGCAATATATCCGAAAGGCACCTTGATAGATTTTATCTTCATGGGGTCATCTGCGCCCCTAAACATGATTTTTTGCCCTGTCGGTCTATAAATTAGTTCCATGGGCTGGACCTTTGCGTCCCAATATGCCGCCATACCCAGTTCTCCGATTGCCCATAGATATTGAGCGTACACGCTGTCCCGGATGGTGTTTGCCACCTTGCGGAGCACTAGGGCGTGAGTGCCTGGGTTATGGATCAGCAGCGGCGGCACAATCAGCGACACTGCGGAGGATTTGAGCGAACCACGCCCGCCGGATAAGTCATAGTGAGTGTGTCCGTGTTGGAATACATCACGGGCAAGCAGATGAAATGCGGGGCCAAGAACAGAAGAAAGCCGCACCTCAGACATCAATAATCACCCTGACCTCTGTATCCTCGCTTTTGTTTTCGGTGGGCTTCTCCCTCCACCTATCCGGTCTTCGGTTCTTCAGCCAAAATATCTGCGCCGTGGTGTTACCATCCAATGCAGATGCCAGAAGTGCATTTTCGACTTGGTAATCAACAACTTCTTTGCCCTTTTTTAGGGCCTCAGAAATCTCAGGAAATCTGTTTTTCCATTCATAGAGCGTAGTCGCTGTAATCCCGATATTCCCGGCGATTTGCTCGTCTGTCAGCCCATCCCGGGCCCAGCCCTCCAGCAGCAAGAGCCCATCTGGCTCCAACCACCGTTGATACTTACCTTTTGCCACAATGGACTCACCACCTCAATCAAAAATTCCCCGTACCCGACCCTCCCATCATTTCAGCGAGACGGGCACGCCCTATTTGGCGCCGCATGGAGGGCGCGACCCTCCGGCCCTGATCGTGGGCTGCATCGTGCTGCGGCATATATTGAGCGGGTGAGGATTTGCACCTCACATGAATGAATTGCAATCTAACGCCCGTCGCGCATTTCTGCGGCCTGCAAACCAGAGGGAATCACCCCATACCCGAAGCAGGATAATAGGTGTCATTCTACCCGTCACCATAGCGTCTACCTGTTCCGCCACCGCTCAATTGTTATCTGCTCCGCATGTCGGCTTCGATTGCGAAACTCTGGAGCAGCGTAACGTGAAGGGAGTCCCCCGGCAGGAAACATACAAGAGAGGCAACCTCCTATCTGTTTTATATCTCACTAGATAACCCCGCCGGGGGAATGGGTTGGCCTTTGGGCCGTGGTTGGTCACAGCCCGAAAGGGGAGGAAAAAGAAGGAGCATGGGGAAGTCACTCCCTCATGCTCCATTGTCGCATAGATGGCGCTTTTTGCTCATAAAACTTTATGAATATCTGATATTCTTTGTGAGACCATGAAGAGTTACTCGTCCTCCATTTTACACAGCTCGTCCAAACTAATGTGATAATATGCCGCAATCAATTTTAAAGCTGTCATCTTCGGTTCGACCTCTCCTCGCTCATATTTCCGAAGCGCATCCGGGCTTAACCCCATCAGTTGTGATGTAACTGTCATACTCCGAACTGGCCGCATGGACTCCCGCAACTTTCTCAGCCTTTCCGGGAACTCACCCATCCATATCCTCCTTCTTGATCCAATAGCGTCCCGCGCAGCGGTGGGCAGTAACGCAGGCGGTGGAAATCTGGCAGGGGCGAACACCAACATCCTCTGCTGCAGATTTGATCGACGGATACTCCTTCCGCTGGCCGTGACGATCAATAGAGATCACTTCGGTTTCGGTCATTGTCTACCTCCCTCATGCTGTCCGCCCTCCCCGTCTCGCCTGTTCCATTTTTCGGTGATGCTCCTGACCGCTTCGCCCATATCAAAGCAGCAATTCGCCATCGGGTTTGCATAAATGCGCGTTTCTAGTCCGCACTCTGTGCATACGATAGAAAACTCTGCAACAGAAACCATAGTATTCAGTTTACAGAGCATTACTTCTCCGCCGCAATGCGGGCAGTTCTTTAGCTTAAGCATGATTGCCCCCCTTCCCGTCGTGGATGGAACCGATGACTTCCCAATTACCGCCGTGAATGCAATATCCGCTTGTGTACGGTTCTCCCAAAAAACCCTTTTCTATGTCATCTTCCCATACAACTGGTTCGTCATAAACTTTATGCTTTCCGTAGTAATCGGTTTCTCGTCTTACAACATCCCCATCAAAAATCTTCTTCCCGTTCTTGTCGGTCAGACCGGTGTACTGGCAGACCGTGGAGGGGTCGACCTCGTACTTGTTTAGGACATCTGGAATATAGTCCTCGCAACAGATAAATGCTGTGCCGTCCTTGTATGTAATCAGACTTCCTTCCACCCACGCACCATTATCCAGCCGCTTGGCTTTGAAAAGGATTTCTCTCATTGGGCACCTCCGATGATCTCGTCAAGGGTGACGGTTTCGTCGGGACGGAGAGAGGGGAACATCCCTTTCTCCAGGCCAACAAAGAACCACCCATTATTATCTCGCATAGGGCAATCTACCATTGCAGGCCGCCCCAGTTCGTCTTTTTGGATATGTGTAAAATTTGGAAATGTTCCAGAACAGAACATCCTCTTGATATTCTTTGCGTCCTCCACCTCCTGCTGCGTCCAGCGGGGCTTGCGGATGATGCGGTCGGGGTAGTTGATAAGGTCTAATGCAATGCAGTCTTGAACGTCCCCATCTTTGTCTTCTATGAGCCCTTCCGGGGTAATGTGATATGGATTGCAGTACGAATCTGCAATGTAGAATTGTTCTCCCACATCGAACCCCAGCACCTCACAAATTCTCGGCTTGTCCATGTTGGCCTCCTTCCTTTTCACCCAATTTTTGCACCCTTCCTGTGGGTCAAAGTCCTTCTCAATTTCACACCCAATGCAGTTAAAACAAGTGCGTGGTTCATCATCCTCCACCACCTCATAGCCCATCAGGCGAGCGGCTTCGTGAGGGTTGGCTCTTACGTATTCATGACACGGCCTCTTTGTCCCTGCGTATTGCTGCACGGGTTCCCGAAGCTCGCAATAGTCGCAATCTTTTTTGCTATCGCAAAACTGCTCTAATGCCTGTTCAATGGTAAGTGCGACTTCGCCCGTCTTACTCCGAAACCTCATGGGCGGCCTCCTCAAAATGGATTCTCCCGCAGTTGTCATACCGCATCTGCTTGTCCTGTACGCCTCTCAGAATGATGTACGCCCGCCGGAGTTGGTCAATGTCGAAGTACCCGAAATGGCAATCCTCGATTGGTATTTCCATCTCATGGGCCAGCCAGCGGTAAAGGTCGTTGCGCTTCTTGTGGGCCTTTGGCTTTCCCTGCCAGAGCGGGTCAAAGAGAGCGTGACACATCTTTTTCCCTGTCCGCATCGGTTCGTCAGCCAACAGACCCAGGGCTTCCCGTGGGCGGGGCTTATGCGTCCCTACATAGGCCCCGCACTGCTCACAGAGGTAGCAATATCCGCTTCCGTACTCCCGTCCATAGACACGGGCATTAGAACCATAGGTCACACGCCCGCCGCAGATATTACAGCGGGTCGGATGGGTGTTTATCATGCTCGGCCTCCCTTCGCTGGCCCCAAGAGCAAAAATGTTCGTCTCCGTCGTGGTCTAAGTATGAGTGATGATGGATTTCGCATAGCATCCGCTTGCCAGTTTCCCATTCGTCGCAGATTTTGTAGTATATGCACTCCCGGCACCTGACCACAGGCACGGCGGAGATGGTGGGCGCATTCTCTACTGCGGCATCAATTTCTCTGCTTGTATAAGCAACTTCGCTTCCATCCATAAATTCCCCATAGAATCCTTTGCTTGTATCAAGAGTCAGATTCTTGATGAATTCGGAACTATCAATCAGCTTCATACTTCTACTCCTTGCCCATGCGGGCGCCGCAGGTCGGACAGTATGGCATGCTCTCAAATGTTAACGGCTGTGTTCCAGCACAAACAGAGCACCTAACTCTTGAAATAATCCCGCTTGCGGTTGAAAACTTTTCCCATCTCCCGTTCCTCACCTCCACAACGTCTGCGGCGGAGATAGCCACAAGCTCGGATATGCAATCCTCAAAAATCTGTGCAGCTCTTTCGTCGTTTTCTTCTTCGCAATCACGGCGATAGTTCTCAAATTTCTTGACAGCGACCGTCCTCTCGATGTACTCCTTCATTCGCTCCACCTTCGTTCGTGATCGTCCACAATCCGTTCAATGATTTCCAACTCTTCATCTGTCAGCGTCCGGTTCCACGCAATGGAGAAATCGCCCGTACACCGATTCGGGCAGGCCGTACACTCGCAGCGGCTGGCGCTGCTGGTATCATTCACCCTGAATGGGCAGCTATGGTTATAGCAGTCAGTTCTAATCCCTAATTCCCGTTCGACAAATTCAGTGGGATACATCGGCGGTATAGTTTTATTCTCCATCCTGCTCCCTCCGTAGTGCGGCCTCGGCTTCCTCGCGGGACAGAATCTTAAATTCCCACAGAGCGCAGTAATCATCCGTCCCCGCATGGCCACATCTGTATATCCAGTTTGGATTTCCGTCAAGTAGATGGAGTTCTTCCGTTCTGACCTCCCAGGCGTCTCCAAAACGGTCATAAACTGTATCGCCTATGGTGTACTTTGGGAGTTTCCCATCTCTGTCCGCCTGGGCCAGTTCGCGGAGGCGGTCAATGGGGACACCATCAAACTCTTTGATTTCTGCAATAGCCTTGCCCATGCTTGCAAGTTTCAGGTGCTCTACTGCCTCCGGCTCCAGGCCCGTCTCCTCGTAGGCGGCGAGGCGTTTTGCGGCAACACCGCTTGGCCCATGATATGACCAGCAACCATATTCCTCGTTCCAGTAAGTCAACCGTTCCATGGTCACCCCTCCCCAGGGCCGAGGGACAACCGGCCTCTCTGGTATAGCTGATATAGCGTTTGACCGCTACTGTCAGTCAGATAGGGCAGAAATACCTCTTCCATTTGCACTTGCCCGGCTTCAATAATCGCCATCTGCGCCATGACCCAGTCCCGGACGTTGCGCCACGCGGTGCGCTCGGCTTGACCTGGTTTGGCTTTCACCTTCTGCTGGGTAAATACTGTCCGTACCCCGTCAATATTGGCAGGGAGGCAGAAGCCACGAGGCCCGGCCGGAGTTTCGATGGCAAACATGATGCCGGTGGGCTGGCCGGCGGCATTATAGTCCACCATGACCTTTCTGGCGCCATGGCCGGCGAGCGCCCCTTGAATTTCTCCTAAACTCTTATAGACCTCGACCTCGGTCGTGTAGTTCTTAATCGCCATGACGATCCTCCTCTCCCTCCGGCGGGCGGCGGTCTTTTAGATGTTTCCATGTAGCACCTAAAACAGCTTGCCTCATAGTTTCCCGGTTTACCCCATACATCTTTGCAAGTCTATAATAAGAATAGCCATTTCTTCTTAACTTCCTCGCTGTAAACACGTCTTCTTCTGTTAATTTCGCACTTGGGTGGTCTTCTGAATATGAATATCCTCTTCTTCCTTTGGAATCCATATCGGCCATGTTGTCTCGTACAGTACCAGCAAACAAATGAGCTGGGTTTATACAAGACGGGTTATCACATTTGTGGCAAATGTCATAACCTTCTGGGATATTTCCAACAAATAAAGAATACGAGAGCCTGTGCGTTTTTACGGTTTTTCTTTCTCCAGTTCTTCTTGACCCAATGCCAATACTTCCATATCCTTGCTTGTTTTTGCTCCCAGTCCAATTCCAGCATCCGTTCTCATCAACCAAAACATGAGACAACAATCTATCTTCGATATCTAAACTTTTTCTCATTCTTCCTCCTTTGGGCGGCGGTAGGCGAGCCAGTTCTCGCCGTATCTGTAATCCTCGATATGCTTTGCATAAAACGGATCAAGGATATTCCAATGTGGCGGAGGACTTTCTTCCCGTAACCCAACATGCCAATACGGTTGTCCTCCCATCTCCCGCAGCTGCTCGATGGTTAGCGGCTCGTTCGGCGGGGACAGTGCGGTGATTGCCATATCAAGCGCCTGAACATCAAGGTCAAAAACATAGCTTCCAGATTCGTCGCATTCCGCCATCCCTTCACAATATTTCTTCAGTCCTGTAAGTTGAGTGATTGCCTCTTTCACGTCCATCCTCACCCCTCCTTTCCCGGCGGCTCCGGAAGGGGCATCCACCACAAGACAACAGCATCTTCCCAGTCCAGATATTCATCGATGATCCAGCCGTCAGCCTTATTCCACGATCCAAGCTGATACGCCTCCTCCAGTGTGATGTTCGGCCTCGGCTTCCCGCTCACGATACACAACACGGACTTATGTTCTGCCGGCATGGCATTTTCCGCGCTCACCCACTCGTTCGGCAGGGTGAGGGTGGGCATAGAGCGCACCTTGTCCAGAAATACCTCCCCGATCTGCACGGTTGCTGGATGGCACGCTTGGTCAATTATCTTTTCGCACCATTTCCGTAGTATATTTCCGTCAATCGGTCGTACTTCCATTTTTCAGCGCCTCCTCAGTCGCAATCGTCTCAATTACCGGAACGACCTCAAAATCTCTGTCCCATGAAGAACAGCCGCTTCTAGCTTGCGCCTCAGAACGATATGTCTTGACGGAAACGTCTTTTATTTCCGATATGGGACGAAAACTAAAATGCTTTGCTAGACCGCACCAGACCTCTGTTCTGTTTTTCCGCATGACCACATAGCGCTTGCGCTCAATCCGCATCGTTCAGGACCTCCATCCTTTTCATCACCATCTCCACGGCCTCGTCCGTCAGCGGGCGGGAACAATGCGGGCAAAAACTGATTTTCTGTGGCTTACAGTGCCCTGTTTTCAATTCCCCGTTCAGGATGCTGTATGCCCCAAATTTTTGCACATATCCCTCAGAATCTGGCTTGCAATAAGGACACCCCGGAAACACCTTCTCCACCTGCTCCTTACTGACGGGGCGGAGGGCGGAGAGGATAGTGTCCAATACAAGCTTGAACGTCACAGCCATACCAGCCGCTATAAACGAACCTTGACCCTCGTATTCATCGGTCAGTTCTTTAAGGCTATCATTCAAAATTTTAGCTTTTGCGATTGCTTCTTCCAGCTTCATAGTTGGGCCTCCCTTTCCATCTTCTCCCTGATGGCTGACAGGATGAAATCCCGGTTCAGCACATACAGGTCCGTAATTCCGTGCTCTTTGCACATCTTGATGATCTCGTCCATGATGTAGTTTTTGATATCTTCTTTCCAGAGGACAACCGCCTGTATCGTTGCAGAGGCTACGGTGTTTCCATCCTCGTCTGTTCTGACTTGCAAGGATGGGTCCCCAATGTCAACATATTCTCCCGGGTTCTTCATTCCATCCCCTCCAGCATCTCCATTTCCTCCGCGCTCAGAATCGGCGCGCGGGTGTTCCATTTTGCGATAACCTCCGCTTCGGTTTTACCGTAAATCGTTACGCCGTCACAAGTTTCATTGCAGAAATGTATGAAACACCATTTTCCGAGTTGAAACTCATTCAGCATAAGGGTGTCTTTTTCGGCTTGTCTGTCTATTGTGGCTCCGCACATAGGACACGGCACAAGCACCCCCGCATCCGTCAGCCGCTTGGCCGCCTCGTGATCGCCCAGCAGGGCGCGCTTGACATCATTCATAAAATCCCTCCAGCCTTATTTGATCGGCATTTCTTTGCAGGCTTTTCATCTGTTCCCTATAGGCTAAAAACTGCCTTGTGTACTCGTATGACTGCCCGAAGACAGCCTCCATTGCTCTATACCGCTTGGGTTCAAACTCATGGACAAGATCAATCTCCTGTTCAAAATCTTTTCCAAACGGGCAGCCAGCACAACCTGTACGCTTCATACCCCACAATTCGTAGCAGTCTGACCTGATGATTCCGGCCCATTTCCGATATGCCTCTTTTTCCGCATCTCCCCACCAAAAGACTGGACGGTAGTTGTCGGGGCCACAAAAAATCTCGTCATAACACGATTTATAGGCGCTGCTCCGTGTTCCACCCTCTTTTTTGCGGATACCAGTGATGTTAAGGTCGTAATCTCCAATTAAAAGTTCCTTGTGTGCGGGCACCTTTTTTGAATACTCGCAGCACTTGGCTGAAATCCTAAAATCTGGTGGGTTCTGCCGGATAAACTCCTTCAGACCTTTGACATACGCAATGTTAAACCTAGATTCTCTCCCGTTAGCTGTCTTGAAATCATTGCACCACCACCTGAGCGCTGAGCGGCATCCAGGATATCTGTCGAGCAACACTTCCAGCGGCTTATCCTCCCATTGGAACCCGTGTTTCTGGAGCCGATAAATCATGCTGGACACATACTTGGACCAGAACGGAACCCCATAATCTCGGCAACAACTCGGGATTGCCTTTTGGGGAAAAAGTCGCTTGATCTGGATGCCATAACGCTCTTTGAGGCGCATCAAATGCTCTTTCGTAGCGTCATATTCCAGACCTGTGTCGTTAAACACAAATGTTGTTTTAGCCCGGCCTCCACACCGAATGACCAAGTCCAGAACAATATCGCTGTCATAGCCCCCAGAAACCGAGCACATGACCTTCTCGTGCTGCTTTATAGTGTAGTAGCATTTCTGTGCTGTGTTTTGGATTTCAAAAATCTGCGGCCAGTTAGATAAATCAGGTACACCATAGATATCTAGCTTGATCTCACTGATTTTTTTCTCCTGAAAAAGCGTTATTTCCTCCACTGCTCTTCCTTCTTCCCTTTACCTTGTTCCAGCGGGCAGCGCTCGATGGCGTATGTAGTCACCCAATGCTTTACGCCGCCCTGGCATCTGCCGACAACAAACGTCCGTTTCTTGGCCGTCCAGCCCGGTACTGGCTTTCCCTCGCGCAGCCATGGACACTTGCTGATTGGGAGGCAGCAATCCATGCAGGGGTTAGCAGAGTAACGGCGGATGGGGACCAGGTATTGTTCAAGTTCGCCCATAGGGCCTTACCTCCACCTGTATGCTATCGTTTTCCCAAAATTCATGGGACACTTTCCGCACCCATTCCCGGTTGTCGTCCGGCAGTATGTAGCCTTTCATGGCGTCTAAAAATGCCTTGCCCATGGCGGCATGATTGTCCACGTCCAGACCATCGTTCCAGCGAAAAATGACTTCGACAGGGCCTTTGACGAACTGTTTTCGAATATGTGCCTTTTTCATGGACCACAGCGCCAGAGAGTGGAGTTCTTCCGCGTCCCGCTTCCGCTGCGACCAATGCTTCCCGGCATAATACGCATTCAGGCCAAACCGCTTGTTCCAGGCCGCTTTTCCCCTTTTGGTGGACGGATACGGAATTTCAAAAATCAAATTTCCATCCTCCTTGCCAGCTCTTTCAGGGCTGCCTCGTATTCGTCCGGCGGCAATCCCTGGAGCTTTTTCTTCTCCCGCTCATAGGCGGCCCAGTCAGCGTTCCCAGCCATAGACTCCATCGCTTTCTCCCTTCTTTGTGTACCGGCGGCACCGGGCATCATAGACCAGCTGTATGTTGGCTGTGGAGCCGTAGGACCGGTTCTTCAGGATGCTCAGCCCGGCGTCATACCCATAGGCCGCGATATCCTTTTCTTCCATCCGTTCCAGAGAAAAGGCGTTGTCCGCCCGGTTTGTGATGTCCGCCGACCCGCCGATGTCGTCCGCGGTCAGCAGCTTCTTTTTGTCGCTGTCGCCCTTCCGGGGGTGTGCCACCAGATGCACGTGCACCTCGTTTTTTTTGGCGAACTCCACCAACCGCCCCGTAAACCGGCTCTGCGCCCGGTAGAAGTCCTTATCGCTCTGGTCGCTGAATCGGGCGGTCATCAGGTTGTCCACAAGAAATACACAGCAGCCGAACCGGCGAACGGCATACTCGAACACGGAAATGATGCTGTCCTCGTCCCCAGCACCGGCCACCCGGTTGTCGTACAGGAAAAACTTCCCCTTCCACCAACCGTCGATCCGGTCCGCGATCTCCTTCGGCGTGTAGTAATACAGCTTCCCGGACACCGGGTCCCGCTTCGGCTCGATATGCCCGGCCCCGGCGGCCTGTAGCATGGCCCACTGCTTGAAGCGCCAGGCCGACAGCTCCCCGGAGTAGGCGCAGACCGGGAAGCCCTGGTCGATGGCGTTTAGAAGCAGCTGGGACAGCAGCGTGGACTTGCCGCTGCCGCGCTTTCCAGTCCACACAGACAGCTCCGATGGGGCAAAGCCTCCGATGGACTGGTCCAGTGCTTTTAGACCGGACATGACGGCGACGGATGCGCCGGGGTCCCTCCGCTCCACGTCCGCCAGGTCCAGCAGTCCGTCCATGGGCTGTTCCACGGCCCCCAGCAACAGATGATCCACGGCCTTTCTCCCGCCGGAAGCCAGCACCTCCCGGATACGGGAACATTTCCCGAAGGCCCCTTCCTTTGGCAGCAGCACGGCCACAGATGGCGCGTATTCTTTGAGTGCGTCCGCCACGGCTTCCGCCGTATCACGGTCGGACAGAGCCAGGAACACAGATGGGAAGGCACTCAGAAACGGCTCCGCATCCCGGAAGTTCTCAAAGCCCGCTCCGTAGGCAAGGCAAACGGCGTTCTGGTTGTCCAGGGCTGTCACATCCTGGGCGTCCGCCACAAACCACAGCGTTTTCCGGGTGTCCAGGGCGGTCTCGTCGTAGAGCAGCCAACGGGAGGCATCAGGTAAACTTGGCATATGGATCCTCGCCTCCTTCGGGTGGTTCATCTTCCCATCTCCCCTGGTTTAGCCAAGTGGCGGGATTTGGGATATATTGTCCTCCGTCTTTCTGCCACTTCGGCCATAGCTTCTGTTTGGAGACGGCATTCAAAATGGTTTCTGTCAGCTCTTCTGACGGTTTCAGTTTCTCCCAAGACTCCCGGGCTTTCTTTTTCCCGGTTTTGTTTGGGTACAAAGCCCAAAACCTGTCAAACCGTTCCCCCTGGGGGGACGATAGGGGGGATTTATTCTCTCCGTTAGGAGAGATAGTATCGGTTTTGGTTTCGGTTTCGGTTTTTTGGGTTAAGTTGGGTTTCTTTGGGTTTTTTTCGGTTTTCTTAGGCCTCCCGCCCTTAACCCCATTTTCTCTGTTTTTCTCCGCCTTGGTGGTATAGGACTCCTTAAAACGGTCCTCCTGCATCATGACACGTTCGGCAAAAAACCGCTCATTGCCACAAAGTGCTATCGGCGTCCCTGACTCGCTGTATTCCAGCAAAGCCCTGCACAGCCGACCGAACTCTGCATCGTTGAGTGCAGACATCTCCCTTTTGTATTCCCATGGGAGCGCAGCATAGTTTCTGGCCATCGTGTCACCTCAAAACGGAAGATCGCCGTCTTCCTCCGAGATTACCGC